GTTGTAAAATTGTAGGCATCAGGTATGTTACCTACAGTTGCAGTATTGCCACAGGGTCGACCTATCTGTAACTGCATCATTGTGTCTAAACTTCGCTGGTTAAGGATAGGCGTAAACCATTACTGCCTTGGAAGTTTTGCCCTAAACATGACACGATTAAGACTATCTGGGGGGAACATTAACCCATCTAATCTTAAAACCATCTCTCTTTGGCTTTTCGTAACCTATTGTGCGTTTGAGAATGAATAGTACTATAGAAATAATAGCTCCACCTAGGATTCCAGCCATCATTCCTGAAAATGTACCAGCAAACATGATAATCAATGAGATTGAGGCACCAATGTCCACGAGTATGTCAAAGCAGAGAACTCTTTTGATATTTAATTTAGCAAGTAAAAATAATACGGCAGTAGCTGATGCTATTCCTGCAATGATGTAAAAGAACATGGTAAACTCCATCTTTTTTCATAAGCTTTAATTTGATCACTTAGACTAATCATTTCTTCCTGATCTCCTGACTCATAGGCTATATCAAAGAAGTAATGTAATTGATTGTATTCATGTAAAGTTTGTGTTGAATGTGTTTTAGGCATTTTAATCTCCTTGTTTTCTAATTAACACTTTGGCTTTCTGACGAACCTTTGCCTTAGCCACTTTTTTCAATGATTTTTCCCAGGATCGAGATGTGCTATGAATCTTACCTCTACCTTTGTTACCTTTAGACATAATTGCTCCTTCTGAGGCGATAATTAGCTTTTGTGGAAAGCCAAAAGGGAAACGGATAAATAAAAAAGGGAGAGCCGAAGCCCTCCCCTATTGATGTTATTCTAGGTGTTCTGGTAATTCGATGATGCCATCTTGATTACTGACATCAAGAAACATATCGTCGAAGTATTTCTTGTCATTCATATAAGTATCTAGTGTCAGTTTCTGATTACGTGTCTGCATACGTTTGACTTTTGCAAACTCTGACAACTTAGTGTAATGACCAAAATCTATACCAGTAGTACCTTTGATTCTAGGTCTGAAATGTGTAAGCAGAAGCTGAAAGGCATGATTGAGTGATGCATATTGCTGACGCATCTGTTCAATCTTTTTGTCATGATCTTCTAGCTTGTGCTTTGTAATCTCAATGCCAACGTCCTGACGTAAAAGCTTTTGTCTTTCACGTTTGAGGGCTTCGCCTTGTGTTGCAACATTGTCACGCATTTTCTCAAACATACGTGGTAACTGATCTTGAAACTTAGCCTTGATGATAACCTCGTCACCATCTTCGAACATTTCTGCAAGTTCTAGTGCCTTGGTTATAAATCTAACCTCCCACTCTTGAGTGTAGTTAGATTGTGGTATGAACTGTGATGCAATAGCGTCAAGTTGCTCTGTAGTCATAGCATCAAGCTCTTTACGTGCCTGAATCTGATCAGGTGTCTGATGTTGTAGTTTCCATTCGTCAAGTGCAACAGATGGGTTAGTTAAGTTAGGATTAGCAGATGTCTTACGACGTTGATCTGCATTGTCTTTAGATATTGTAATATATTGTACCATTGTAATGTTCCTTTCATGGTATTAAGGGGATATATAAATTATACCCCCATTGATTTGGCTTTACTTAGTTCATGTCGTGCTTGATTGTGTACAATTCACGTACTCTGTAATGGTCACCAGCATCTTGTGCAATCTGTATATCCCAATCAATCTGTGTGAATACATCTGTGACCCTGTTATAAGCTGACATTGATGAATCATGTATGCCAGTAGATGAAACCATAGTATCTAATATCTCTAGATCACTTGGTTGGCTTTTGTTAAATAAGTCTAATTGTTTATACATTGTAATGTTCCTTTCTGTATAAAGTTAAGCGTTGGCTTTGTTGTTAAATTTGTCAGTAAGTTCTGACCATATGAAATTAGGAAGGTAGAATAAGTCGTTCAGTACCTCCGTAATAAACTTGCAAGCCATGGCAAGTATTCCACCGACACCACACACAATTGCGATGAAAAGTGCGAATGTGAATAAGATTATAAGTCCGATAATTGTCTGTAATTGTTGTAATTTAGTCATGTTAATCTCCTATAATGACATTAAGTTAAACAGCACTGCCTACTGGGTTATGTACTGCTCTGATGCAGTAACCGTTTCATGCTTGGGAAACCCCCTTGATAAATTCCGTGTAAGCCCAGTTTTTCTGCTTAGAAAAAGTTCATCTTGGCTTACTAGGAAGAATGAGCAAATGGGGAGAGGGATATCCATCACAACATAACAAGACCATTTGAGAAGGGGTTGTAGAGCATGGTATCTCTCTTCGAAGAAAGAGCAGTGCAGAACCTAGTAGTAGTAGTAGTCCTGTTCTTAGAAAGTGGTACACGGTTTTGACCTGACGTAAGTCAGACAAAATTCTTACGTACAGAAAACTTTGTCCTCTTTAACAAAGTTTTACGATTGAAGCGTGGGGGCTACCCCATGCAATATCGTGTTATACAATCATAGGTACGTAGCCATGAGTAAAGAACATAATAGTGCATGAAGCACTTATGTTCTGCATCGAATTTACTTATTCTGACTTCGATACTTCGAGGGGAAGAATAAGGCTAACGATTTGCAAATCGTAATATTAAGATCACTTAAGCCCCTGCTAGGGAATGTAATGAAAAGGCTTACCCCAGATCGTTACCCGAATGGGACGACACACCTTAGTGTCGGTGAACTTAGGAACTCGTTCCTTAGTGAGTAGAGCTGGATTAAGGTACTAATAACAATGACTTAGCAATGTGAATAGACAGCAATATAAAGTGTATGGTTATCCTCTCGTAGAGCAACAATAAGAGACCTACAATGAAAGCTAATTCTACACAACAAGATAAGTATAAGGGTTCGGTTGTGCCAATGGGTGATATACAAACGAACAGTCAATCATTACTACCACAACATAATAAGGTAACAGAAGCACAAGCTGATCTGGTACACGCAATGTTGCATGATGGTTGCAACCCCACAGAAGGTGCTAAACGACTAGGTAGAAACAAGTCATGGGCATATATAACCCTTAATAAGCCTCATGTTGTAGAGTATAGACAACAGTTAGCAATGAGTTGTTTAGGTTGGGACGCAACACAAGCTCTAGCAACTATGAGAGATTTGCTAAGTAGTAAGTCAGCACACGTAAGGTTAGAAGCCTCTAGGGATTTAATGGACAGAGCTGGACTAAGAGTTGACGCACCTAAGGTTGCGAACACAGCAGTACAGATTAACTTCAATGTTGATTAGGGGTCCCATGCCATATGTCGTTCTATACAGACACGCCTTTAAATTTCATGGACTGATCCTATAACGGGTAAAACACACTCATGACATCATGTGAAAAGCAAAGTCCAAAAAAATATTTTATCTTACAGAAGTCGATTTAACAAGGAGACAAAAATGGGTTCAGCACCAAAGCCAGTAAAGAAAATAGTTAAAGCAGTTGATAAGATTGTAACCAAGCCAGTTAAAAAAGTTGCTAAAGGAATTGAGAATATAGCAAAAGAAGGCTTTGAAGAAATAATAGAAAAGCCTGGGAAAAAGATTATTAGAGAAGTTACTGACACTGTTACTGGTACAGACAAATATGACAAAGGCACTCCAAAACCAGCTCCGACTCCAGAACCCAAACCTATAGAAGAAGAATCTAGTGGTAATGATGATGCTGCAAGAAGATCAATGGTAGCTGGTGCAACTGGATCAGCAGACAGAAGAAGATTTGTTAAGGTTAAGAAATTATCTTAGATGAAACTAGATTATAAACCTCCTGGAATTGTAGCCAAGCAATTTATGAAGGATAAATCATTTGTAAGAGGCATTAGAGGTCCAGTTGGATCTGGTAAGTCTGTTGCTTGTTGCATGGAGATAATGAGAAAAGCCGTATCTCAAAAGCCAAATGACCAAGGTGTAAGAAGAAGCCGTTGGGCAGTTATTAGAAACACAAATCCTCAGTTAAAGACTACGACTATTAAGACATGGAGAGATTGGTTTGACGATGATCTAGGTCGTTTTGTCTGGTCGCCTCCCTATACTCATAATATATGTTTTGCTTTAGGGGATAAAACCACTGTTGAATTAGAAGTTATCTTTTTGGCTTTGGATAAAACTGAAGACGTAAAAAAGTTATTATCTTTGGAGTTAAGTGGTGTTTGGATAAATGAAGCCAGAGAGATAAATAAATCAATTGTAGATGCTTGCACAATGAGGGTTGGAAGATTTCCTTCAATGCGTGAAGGTGGTCCAAGTTGGTTTGGTGTAATAATGGATACAAATGCACCATCAGAAGATCATTGGTGGGGAATTGTTGCTGGAGAAGTCCCTACTCCTGAATATATGACAACAGAAGAAAAGTTATTGATGGTTAAGCCAGATGATTGGAATTTCTTTTGCCAAGCTGGTGCTATGATAGAAAAGAAAGATGAGCATGGTAATTTAGCTGGTTATGTTCCTAATTTAAAATCAGAGAACAGAGATAACTTACAAGAAACTTACTATGATAAAATTATCTTAGGTAAAGCTCCTTCATGGGTAAAAGTTTATGTTTTAAATCAGTATCAAGCTTTAATGGACGGTAAACCAGTTTATCCTACATTTAGACGGGATACTCATGTATCGAAAGAACCTTTGCAGCCTAATGATCAAAATGATGTAGTTGTTGGTATAGACTTTGGTCGCTCCCCTTCAGCAGTCTTTTGTCAGCAACTACATACTGGCAGATGGATAATATTCCATGAAATAATTGGTAAAGATATGGGTGCAATTAGATTTGCCGAAATACTTAAAAGAGAAATAGCCAAGAACAAATGGGATAATTTAACAATGAAGTTTATTGGTGATCCTGCTGGAAATCAAATGGCACAAGTCTCTGAGCATACTCCATTTATGATGTTAAGGGCATCTGGTATATCTGCATATCCAGCTCCAAGTAATGATATATCGGTTAGAGTTGAAGCCGTTGAATCTGTCATAAACCGAATGGCTGATGGTTTGCCATGTTTAACCGTAAGTCCTACTTGCACTAGTTTGATCTCTGGGTTTGAAGGTGGTTATCAATATAAGAGAATGTATTACATGGGTAATGAGAGATATGAAGACAAACCTGATAAGAACCGTTTTTCTCATTGCCATGATGCGTTGCAATATGCGTTTTTAGGTGGTGGAGAAGGAAGGAGAGTTATGTTAGGTGGACAAAAACAATCCGTCCCCACTACTGTTGAGAGGGTAAGCAATCCATTTGCCCGTTTAAAGAATAGAAATAGTCGTATGGGTAGAGCTAGATCATTATGAAATGGGTAATATGCTTTTGTGAAAGTAAAAATATTGGAATGTGGAAAGTATTTACTAGGCAACGTCATGGTTTTTCTCATGTTTTTGCAGTTAACTATGATGCTCAACAAAAGCTATGGAAGAAAATAGAATTTACTACTACTGGTTTTAATATTGAAATTTTAAAAGGTAAAAAAGCCACTGAATTAGTATTGTTCATGTTGGTTTGTTGCAAATGTATTGAATATGAACCTGAAAACAATCCTATTTATGTCCCTAGACTTATGTATTGCGTAAGTTTTATTAAACATCTGTGTGGAATATCTAAATTTTGGCTTTTAACACCGTATCAATTGTATTGTGAATTGCTAAAGCGAAAAGGAAAGGTCATTTTTGATTCAAAAGATTTAGAGGAGCCTATTTATGGGAATGAAAACGCCTAGGGTAGAGAAAGACCCAGAACTTGAAAGACAAAGAGCTGAACAAGAAAGAATAAATAAAGAGAATGAAGCCAAACAAACACAAATGGCTGAAGAAAGGAAACGTAAAGCAACTAATAACTTAATTGGTCAAGCTTCTTTGCAAAGTGACGAGTTAGGTGATTTTCAAGGTTATAGACGTAAAATGATGGGTGGCAATAAAAATGCGTGATGAAGTTGGTGGAGATGCTAGCCCAATACCATCTAGTGGTGTGAGTGCAGATCAAGCCGATTATAAAAAAGTTATGGATAGATACAAGAAAGCCAAAGGTAAATGGCAGAATTGGTCTGACATATGGGAAGAAATTTATGACTATGTTTTGCCTCACAGAGAAAGCTTTTTTGGTGAGTTCGCAGGACAAAGACGTACAGAAAATATATATGACGAAACGGCAGTAACTGGTCTCCCCCGATTTGCCTCAAGACTACAGCTTGGCTTTTTTCCTCCAAATGGTCGGGCATTTAAGCTAGCTCCTGGACCTGAATACCCATCTGATCAAATCTCTAATCAGTTGCTAAAAGAACTTGATGTCATAACTGAACTTTTGCATGAAGGGTTGCGTAACAGTAACTTTAATTCTGAGTTTCACGAAGGTCTTCAAGACTTAGGTTTAGGTACTATGAACATGCTTGTTGAATCTGGACGTTTTGTTGGCGATCTCCATTTTACTGCCGTACCTCCTACTAATGTTGCCTTGCTATCTGGTGCAATGGATATGGTAAGTGATTGGTTTAGATGGAATGACGACTGTGACATTACTGATATAAAGTTAAGATACCCACATGCTAAATATTCATCTGAGATGATTAATGCACAAAAGCGTGATCCTAGACGTAAGACTAAATTAATTGAAGCTACAATGTATGATAGTGATGATAAATTTAAAGATGAGTTTACCTATTATTTAATATCTGAAACAGATAAGCATATAATGTTTAAACAAAAGTTATTTGGTCGTGGAAGTTTACCTTGGATAACAACACGTTGGTCTAAAAGTGGTTCTGAAGTTTGGGGACGAGGTCCAATATTACAAGCTATGCCAGCAATTAAAACATTAAATCTTACTGTGCAGTTAATCCTAGAAAATGCTGAAATGGCTATAGGTGGTGCATATGTCTATGATGACGATGGTGTGTTTAACCCTGATAACATAACCATTCAACCTGGAACTTTTATACCTAGAAGTCCTGGGAGTTCTCTTGAGTCTTTACAGAGTCCTGCAAGGTTTGATGTAGGTCAGCTTATTTTAGAGGATATGAGAAGAAATGTCAGGAAAGCTCTTTTTATTGATGAACTTGATTCAAGACCAAATGCAAAAACACCGTTATCAGCAACAGAAGTTTCAGAAAGGCTTGCTGACGTGGCAAGAGATATGGGAGCAGTCGCAGGACGTATGCAAAAAGAATTCTTACACCCATTGGTTGAGAGAGTTGTTGCTATATATTCAGAACAAGGTTTGCTTGATATACCAAAGGTTGATGGTAGGGAAATAAGAATTGTACCTGTATCTCCATTGTTAAGAGCTCAAGATCAACAAGACGTAGCTGACTTTGTTAGGTTTCAGCAAACTGTAGCTGGGACATTTGGTCCAGAGATAACACCAGCTTTATATAATCAAGAAAAGGTTATTAAGTATTTGGCATCTAAATTTGGTGTCAAAGAAGAACTGCTTGCTTCAAGGCAAGAAGTACAAGGGAACATTGATATGGCTATGCAGATGATGCAACAACAACAACAAGGAACTCTTGGACAATGACAAAGGAGAAAATAAATGCGTCGGTTGATGGTAGGTCATACACTGCTGAAGTTGAAGCTGATCTTAATAGTAAAGCCTATGCTCTTTTTGGTTCGGGCATTGGCAAATCTTTCCTTCAGTATTTGGAAAATATTACAACAAACAACATTCACAGTTCGGGACTGGGAATTGAACATCTTGCTCACTTTGAAGGTCAAAGATGGATCGTAGCATTATTAAAGCACAGAACTGAAATGGGGCGAAAGAATGGTGACTAAAAAGATGGGTCTATATGCCAATATTCATGCAAAACGTAAACGTATTGAAAATGGTAGTGGTGAGAAAATGAATAAAAAGAATTCAAAGAATGCACCGACCAATCAAGATTTTAAAGATTCTGAAAAGACTGCAAAGAAAACAGTATGACCGATGCTTGGCAACGAAAAGAAGGACAGAATCCTGAAGGTGGACTTAACGCAAAAGGTAGAGCTTCTCTTAAAGCTAAAGGGCAAAATATTCAAGCTCCAGTTTCTGCAAAACAAGCTAAAAATAGTCCTACTAAAGCTGCAAGAAGAAAAAGCTTTTGCAGTAGAATGAAGGGTATGAAAAACAAATTAACAAGTAGTAAAACGGCAAATGATCCAAATAGTAGGATTAACAAAGCATTAAGAAAGTGGGACTGCAATTAAAACAAGGAGCGAAAATGTCTGATGAACAAACAATTACAGAAAGCAATGAAAGCACCGATACGGCAGAAATCAATGTCGGAAGCACAATATCCCAAGACTCTGGGGAACAGAACGAAGTTGAACGACCAGACTGGTTGCCCCCTAAGTTTGAAACGCCTGAGCAACTTGCTACATCGTATAAAAACTTGGAAAACAAATTTCATACAAGACGTGATGAGATTAAAAACGAACTTGTGGGAGAACTTAATCAAGAAGCTCAAGCAGATGTCCCGTTAAGTTCTGGGGATTATCAAGTTTCTTTAGTAGATGAAGATGGAGCTGATATTGATTTTAATCAAGATGATCCAAAATTAGATTGGTTTCGTGGTAAAGCACATGAAATGGGTTTAACAAATAAAGAATTTAATGACATTGTTGCTGAATATACAAATATTTCTTCTACTAGTGGTCCTGATTGGGAAGTTGAAAGCCAAGATTTAGGGGAACATGCTGATAGAAGATTAGAAAGAGTTGACACATGGGCTAGTTCTGCTTTGTCAGAAGATGCTTATCAAACATTTGCAGCAATTCCAGCGTCTGCATCTATGGTAAAAGCCTTTGAGGAAATTATGCAGTTAAATGGTCAGCCTAAATTTAATATGACTTCTTCTACTGAATTTCAAGAAACTGTAACTAAAGCTGATTTAATGTCTGCACAACAAGATCCAAAATACTGGAGAAATGGTGGAGATCCAGCTCATATAGCTAAAGTAAGAGCTATGGCAGAACAACTATCTAGGAAACGTGCATAGTAATGTGAATTAACAAAGTTTCTGTTTTCTGAAAGATTGGAATTGCTAGAAGGCTCGTACAACTTACTTAGAAGCCCATTTATGGAACAACTTCAGGAAAGTAGGTAAGCGAACAACCAGAATAGTAGTAAATTTTAACTTTTAATACGGAGGCTTTAATGGCTACACCAAGCATTAGCACTTCCTTTATTGAAGAATTTGAATCTGGCGTTCATATGGCTTACCAAAGAATGGGTTCTAAGCTTAGAAATACAGTTCGTTCAAGAAATGGAGTTAAGAACAAAACTACATTTCAAAAAATCGGTAAAGGTTTTGCGACGACAAAAGCAACTCATGGATCAATCGCACCCATGAACCTTGCACACACTAACGTAAACGTCACATTGGAAGATTACTTTGCTGGGGAATGGGTCGATGATCTAGACCAGTTAAGAATTAACCATGATGAAATGATGGTTGCTCAACAGTCTGGTGCTTATGCACTAGGACGTAAAACTGATGAGTTAATTATTAATCAGTTGACAACAACAACATCTGCACACGATGAAACAACTAATGGAATAACATTAGCTTGGGCTTTAGAATTAATGGAAAAGTTCGGCAACAATGAAGTTCCTGATGATGGCAAAAGATTCTGTGTTATTGGTTGGGAACAATGGTCTCAGCTTATGGCATTAGATCAATTCTCAAGAGCAGAATATGTTGGCGAAAATGATCTACCATTCCCAAGTGGAATGACTGCCAAAAGATGGTTAGGCTTTATGTGGTTCCCACACTCAGGTCTACCAGGCAAAAACGGATCAGGTGCTGCCGGAACAACTCATAAAGAGTGTTACGCATACCATAGTGATGCCATTGCTCATGCAATCGGTGCTGATATAACCTCAAATATGCAATATCACAACGATAAGGACAGTTACTTTGTATTAAACAAAATGCAACAGAACTCAGTCTTGATCGATGCTGAAGGTGTATTTGAACTAGAACTTAAGAATTAGGAGGTAGACATGGCGTTTGTACAAGCAGATTTAAGTTTAGTTTCTTATTCAGGTAATGGTTTTCATATCTGGCATTATAAAACGGCTGGCGATGCACTCAACACTGTTGATACTGCTGGATACTTTAATAGCATGGTTAACGAGATGAATGTTGGCGATGTTGTTTTTATCTATGCATCTAATGGTTTTGGAATGTGTACTGTCTTAAGTAACGATGGTTCTGCCATTGATACTGGCGATATAGTTAGCATGACTACGGATACTAGATAATGGCTAAGAAGCCTACAAAAACTAAAGTGGAGGTGGCTGTAAAAGCTCCCTCTACTTCTTCTAAAGGTTATGCCAAAACCTTCGGTTCAAAAGTAAAACTAGGAGACAAGGTCAATGCCCAAAGCAAGTGATGGTAAAGAATTCCCATATACACCTGAAGGAATAAAGGCTCATAAAAAATATGAAGCTAAGCTTAATCGTAAGAATAAATCTATGGGCAAGGATAGGACTTACAATCCCAATGATGCCTTAAACATATATAACGCACCTAACACTTAGGAGCATTTAATGGAAATAGATAATAAAACTGCTAAAAAGGTTTTAATTAGAGCAATACAAAGACAGGGTGTAGATGCCGATAATTTAATGAACAAACGAAGTCCAACGCAATGGCAAGATTTTCCTAAAAAAGCAGATAAATTATTAAAATCTTCTACTGCAAGAGTAAGATTAGAGGCAAATATTAAAAAACGTGGATTAACAACTCCAAATCAAGGTTATAAAGGATATAGTGGCAAATTAGACACTAAAAAATCTGATATAGTTAAAGACATCAAAAAATTTAGAACTATGGGCAATATCAAGAAGCTAACTCCAATAGGATTAGTTACTGCTATTATGCAACCTAAGAAGGTTGGCGATGCTACTTTAAAGAAAACTATTAATCGTAACCCTAACTTTCCGAGGTAAATAAATGACAGAAGTTAACAAATATAAAGGTATCAAAAAAGAAATCTTAAAAAAAACTATGGGTTTTACACATAAGCCAGTTGTTCATACAGATGAAATGATTAAAAGATCGGAAAAGCATACATCAGCTTACTTAAAAAGCTTAGTAGGTGGAGACAAAAGAAAAGAGCAATCCACAAGGTTAACTGCTATGGCAGCAATGAAATTTAGAAAAAATGCTTATCATAAAGACGCATATAAAGAATTAGTTAAAGGTACATAATGCCAAATACTGCCAAGACCGATATTGAAGTAGCACAGAGGGCAATGGTCTTAGTAGGCATGGAGCCTTTATCATCATTTACCGATGCAACAGATGAAGCATTGGTTATGAATACAAGCTATGAAGATATTGTTGAAGATTGCCTAGCACAGAATAGCTGGAACTTTGCTACTGGTCAGATTGTCTTATCACGACTAGCTGATACTCCAGTTGATCGATGGGATGCAGCTTATGCTATGCCTACAAATCCTGCCGTTATTCAAGTACAAACTATTACAATAGGTGGGCAAGTACAGACTTATGATATCTATGAAAAATACATATACATAAATGCCAGTGAAAACGATGTAGTTGTATTAAATTACATATACAGAGTTGACACTCAATATTGGACACCAGCTTTTACCCTTTGGGTTATATACCGACTTGCATCAGTTTTGGCTTTGTCAGTTACACGAAAAGCAGATATTGCCAAATCATATAGAGAAATGGCAGACCTACAATTTCGTAGAGCCAAGGCTAGAGATGCTCAGCAAGTTACAACACAACAAGTTGCATTAAGTAGATACCATAGAATTAGGTTAGGTTCTGGAATCTTTGCACAGATTGAAGGAACTTCTGAGAGTTGAATGAATGGCGTTATTAAGACAATTTACTACAAATTTTTCATCAGGGGAGTTATCCCCTCTTTTGACATCTAGGGTTGATGCCGATGCTTATCGTAATGGAGCTTTTAGACTCCGTAACGTAAGGTTAAAGGCTCAGGGTGGTTGCACTAGGCGACCAGGGCTTAGATACCTTCAGACCCTTGCAAATGAGTTTTATCAGAGTGAAGCTTACGTGTATGACGAAGATGAAGCTTATTTACTTCTATTTAGTGATACAAAATTAAGAATTGTAGATGTTTCTAATCCAACGGTAATATTGCAGACAATAACAAGTTGTCCGTGGGCAACGGCTCAGATTGGATCGTTAGTTGTAAGCCAAAGTGGTGATACAATGTTTGTGACACACCCATCTATTACTACAAAGAAAATAACTAGAACTAGTTCAACTAACTTTAGTCTTACAGATTATGTATTTGACTCATCTGCTGGCATGTCTTTTCAGCCATATTACAAGTTTGCTGGAAGTGCAATTACCGTTACTCCAGGAGGAACAAGTGGTTCTGGTATTTCATTAACTGCTAGTGGAAATGCTTTTCAATCTGCTCATAACGGAACGTATTTAAGATTAGTAGATGATGCCGGAACAGTAAGGCATGGTTTAATAACTGGGTTTACAAGTGCTACTGTTGTTACTATTACCTTATCTGGTGCTTTGGCAAACACAAATGCTATTACAAATTGGGGAGAGCAAGCCTTTAGTTCAATTAGAGGTTATGCCCGTACAGTTACATTCCACGATCAAAGGTTAATATTTGGAGGAAGTCGTGATCTTCCTAACTTTTTATTCATGTCTAAGATTGGAGAATTTACTAACTTTGATATAGCTGATGGAGCAGATGATAGTTCTATTCAAATACAAATAGCTGAAAATCAAGTATCAGAAATAAAAGGATTAATGTCTTTTAGATACTTAACTATATTTACATCAGAGCAAGAATTATATGTTCCAACAAGTGAAAATAAACCATTAACCCCTTCTACAATTACAGTAAAAAAACAAACAAGTTTTGGTTCTGGTACAGTTCAACCTAAAGAGTTTGATGGTGCAATTACTTTCTTAACAAAGTCTAAAGGTGCTATTAGAGAATTTATATTTAGTGATTTATCTCAAGCTTATAATTCAGATTCTATTACGTTATTATCTGAGCATATTATTGGAATTCCTTTAGATATTGAAGCACAAAGAGAGTCTTCAGATCAAATGGAAGGCTATCTTTATCTAGTAAATTCAGAAGGTTATATGCCAGTCTTTATGTCGATTCGTAAGGAAAAAGTGCAAGGTTGGGTACGTTATGAAACCAATGGTTCATTTAAAAATATAACTAATGTTAACAGACAAATATACACAGTAGTTCAAAGAACAATAAACAATGCAACTGTTACATCTTTAGAATTGTTTCAGAACGATCATTACACAGATATGGCAAAGCAATTAAGTGGTAGTTCTTCTACAACTTGGACGGTAAGTCATTTACCTAACACATTAGTACAAGTTAGATCAGGTAATTATTCCCTGGGAACATTTACAACTAATGGAAGTGGTGTTGTTACTTTAGACCAAGCCGTTACCTCAGTTGAAATAGGTTTGGCTTATACGCCTGAGATAACCACCCTACCCCCTGAGATGCAATTACCAGATGGTGTAAGTGTAGGTCAGAAACGTAGAATAGTCAGAGCTGTCCTTGATTTAGTATCGACACTTAATGTGAAAGCTGGAGGTACAAGAATTCTGTTAAGAAATGTAACAGATGATTTTTCACAAGAGCCAACTGCATTAACGCAAAGAAAAGAAGTTTATCTGCTTGGTTGGTCTAAAGAAGGCAGAGTAACAATAACACAAGAGGAGCCATTACCGATGACGTTAAATGGTATATTATTAGAGGTAGAAGTTTAATGGGTTCAGTTGGAAATTTTGCTAGTGCAGCCTTTTCACTTGCAGCAGCAAAGCAATCACAAAGAGCATATGCAAATGATGAACAAGCAGCATATGAGCAAGCTGAATTAGCATCTATACAATCTGATCAAGAAGCAATTAATAGAACGGCTCAACTTAATGCTCAGTTAGCATCTATATCTGCATCAAGTGCTGGAGGTGGAATTGCTATTGGTTCTTCTAGTATTGCAAATATTAATCGCAGAGAAAATCAATTAGCAAGCCAAGATAAAAGTGCAATTAAATTTATGGGGGCTACTAAACGTAGAAATTACCAGCTTACAGGTAAGGCTTCTAAAGCTAAAGGAAAAGCAGCAATGTACAGTGGATATGCAAGTGCTGCAAAATCAATTGGTGATGGTATTAATTCAATGGGTTCAAAGGGCAACCCAAATGCAATGGGACCAACATAAATGGATAAACTAAATGGCTATTAAAAGAACTATATTAAGACAAAACTTTGTTACCAATACAGCTATGCCTGAAAGTGCTGGTCATGCAATGGCACAAGCTGGCAAAGATATAGCTGATGCTATTACTAGTATAACAAATACTGTTGATAAAAACCAATTAGATACGGCATTGTTAGAAGCTGAAAAGCAAGGGCTTCATGTTGGAAGCGTTACCAATGATGACGGAAGTCCAAAGCCATTAGATTTAATGACACTAAATTCAACTTTTAATCCT